AACGTGAGCAGAAGCAATTGTTCTATCGTAGTTACCAATGTAACGCTGTGGGGTTAGGTTATTACTGATAGTAACTGAACCACTCTTTACTCTAGCAAGAGTTTGTCCAAACATCTTTACTGAACCATCTGAATACATAAATGGTTTTGTGTCATCAGTAGTTTTTGTTTGCCCTTCTAATGCCTTTCTATTGAAAAGATTGTCATTGGTTGTGTTTGCTCTAGGCGCATAAATATCTTCTGCATCGTGTGCCTTTCTACATACAGCATCAATAGTAGCCTTTACTTCTTGGCCTTCTTCAAAGTTTAATGTAAGAGTATTTACTTGCATTCCAGTATATATTTTACTGTAGTGTTTTCTCTTATCATCAGTAGCATCCTGTTGATTGTAAGTTACATTATGTTTTTCAGCAGTTACTTCTAAAGCAAAGGAAGGTAAATCTCCTGAATCGTTTTCACTAAATACGTAGTTTGTAAATCCTTTTATTCTTTTATAGTCTGCTGGTGTTGCAGATGCAGGTAATGGAGGCCATACTGCACTATTTCTTACTTTGTATATATTAGTACCAGCAGATGCTAAACCATAGGCTTGCCCTGATTTACTAGATAGGCTTGTAGCAAGAGTTTCGTTTGTATTTATTTCAGTATTAGCATGAGAATATGTCATTCCACCTAATGCATAATACAACCAAGAACCGTTGTTAAGAGATACATCTATTGATGCATTTCCTACAGTTTCAGCACCCTTGTATTGGTAATTAAAATTACGGGTTCCACCAAGAGCCATGTTTAATTGTTTTAATTCTGGGTCTACACTTGGAGTTGTAATTGTATTAACTAATCCTAGCCAATTATTAGCATTTAATAAAGGATGTGATACGCCACTCACTTCATCATATCTTGGGTATGGGCATGGTGTACCAAACGCCAATATTTTACAAGTGAACACATCACTTGCTGTTGATGATAATGCTTGGTTAAAAGTAATAGTATTTGCAGTATTGGATTTAATCATTAAAGTTTGAGTGTCTAGTAATGTACCGCTACCTGTGGCATATCTTCCTAGTTCTGCCATGCAACCCTTATACAAATCAGTTACTAATACTTTATTAGCACTTATTGTCCATTCTAAGGTCAATTGACCTGAACCTGTTGCAATCGTTTTTACACCGTTAGCAGTTGTACCAACTAATTGAGACAACTCTAAATCTATTTCTGGTATCAGCGTTGCTGATAACCCTGCTCCTGTATATACTTCATTTAATACCATTTTTTTTCACCAAACAAACAAACTATGTGGTTCTCCCGAACCTTTTCATGGTAACTGACATCTTATATCCTAATAAACGCTTACCTCTATCATTAGCCTCATTTCTGCCAGTAATCTCAATTAAATCTGCTGTGTAAGTATTATTATTTACAACAACCTTTGGGCGTAGCCCTTTCTTCTCTATGATGCTACGCACGATTTGATATAAACTTTGTAGTCTGTCTCTTGAAAAAGTTAACTCACCCCATGAAGGTTGGTGTAATACTCTCAAATGTACCGTAAAGGTATACTCTTCATTTCTCACTCCCCAATCAATAGTAGGATGGTCTAGATTAGCACTCTCTTCATATACTACAATAACTGCCTTTTGGTCGGCATCTACTCTTCGGCCCTTATTGGGTTCAATAGACCTAACATCTATAAAATTAACATCATCATCCGTTATGATATGTCCACTTAAACCATTAGATTTGTAAGTATCCCAGTTATCTTCCAACAGTTTTAAAACAAAGGTGACCTCATCTACCATTTATTTCAGCCGCCATTTTTTCTAAACGTTCTCCAAGCATACTTGCGACATACTCTTCCATAAGCACTTCTGTCTGTTGTTCTATTAATTGTTCCGTAATTTTTCTTGAAGTAGGAATACCTAGTTCCTTTTCTAATTTTTCTCGTTCTAATAAACGTAATTTCATTTCACCAATCTTTCTTACAAAATCCTGTTTGATTACTTCTCTTTTCATATTATCAGTCTATCAGGTGAACTAGGTTTCTTTTACCATCAAGGATAGCATTTGCTTCCGTTGTGAGTATTTCGTGCTTCTTAGTTATGTCAATATTAGAACCAGTTTCTGCAATTAGAATTGTATTGTCATCTGTTACCAGTATTTCAGCAGCAACAAGTTTTGTAGCGGCTTCGTGAATAGCAGCAGGAACACGGCTACTACCTCTAATATAGGTTGCTCGGATTGAATGCTTGGTATTAAACGGATATTCATTACGGAAAAATATCTTACCTTCGCTATTTACTGTCCAAAAATCTTCTGTTCTTCCTCCTGTTTCATTGTCATTAAAAGAAAAAGTAGTAACAGTTGAGCCAAGTGTCTCCACTAAACTACAAATTGTACCTGCATCCGATGGTAACTTAGAAGAAATGTAAACAGATTTGCCGTCTTCTGATGGACAGGCATAAAAGAAATCGGAGATATTTCCGTTTCCTGTTGATGCGGTAGTAGTTTTTGCTGTCAATTGTTGAGTAAAATCAGCAGTTTTAGATGGAAACACTTCGTTTATTGCGGCGCAAATCTCTAAGACCGTTGTTTTCTGCCCAAACTGGTCATAAAAACCATTAGCCGTGTTTTCTGTCAAAGTAAAAGAAACAGTTACAGGTGAACCAATATCAAACCTTAGAGTATAAGTGCCTGTTTGTGCGGTTGCTGGTGGTGTATACATACAAGAAGCAGAAGCAACATCTACATATTTATCTCCTTGCCATAGTTCTAATCTTAATATCTTCCTAATTTTTTCACTATTTAATTGAATAAACCCAACATAATCTTTGTATGGTAAAACCGGATAAGCCCCCTGTTGATGTGGGTCAAAGTCATGCACTTCTTTTTCTATAATTTCAGGTCTAAATGACACCTTTAACTTATCATCAATTTTACCTTCAACCCTCTTGATTATTCTTCCTACTTCTCCATGAGTAGGAGTAGTGTTATCGTTAAATCCTCCAATTTGCAGAAGTTCAGAAACATCTTGATGCCTAGTATAGAAACCTATACCGTTTCCATAGTCTTGTTGTTGGCCCACTACATAGTCACTTTTACTTATTTTGCTCATCCTAACACCCTTTGTAAATTACTCATCTGTCTTTTGATATAATAAAGAATAGTATTTGATTTAACACTTACATTAGTAGGTTGTCCACCAGCATCTATTCTTCCTAGTAATGGATTAACTTTACCGCTTTCATCTTTTGACTGTCCTCGCTTATATCTTTCAAATTTAAATTTTTTCTGTTTGTCACCATATCTAGATTCTGGGCTTCTTTCAGTCCAATCTCTAAATTCATATTCTTCTAATATTTTATACGATACACTATCTAAGTAGAAAACGTTGTAAACATGGTCTAATAGGTATTTAGAATTCTCTCTTACATCTTCTTCATCATCTTCTAACAATGCCTGCCTTTCTGCTAAGACATTTTCATCGGCTATAACTGATGTTAATTCAATGTTTAAAATACCCACCTTATCAGGCACTAAAGCATCTTTATACAAACTCTCATTTATTGCTCTAGAATTCCTAGCAGCGTTTTCTAAATCAATAGTAATGTTTTCTGGATTAGCCCAACTATCATCTATAAAGAATCTTTTTTCAGCATGTGGGCTACCAAGAGGGCCATGAACAATAGGCTTAACTCTTCTTTTACTTTCTTTTGATGTAGCAGTTATTAGTTTATCTGCTTTTCTTTCCATAATCATTGTTTCAAATTCATCTAGTGAAACATTATTATCTCTTTTCCAATTGACTACTTTAGCAACCATCTCTATATCTTGTTCATCATATGGTAATTTAGCAAATATTTTTCCTTCACTTAAAATATCATCTAGTTTCTTTTCAGACATCAGACCTGCTTCTTTTAGTTTAGTAGCAACTTGTCTTACTTCTAACATTCTTCCCTGTTCCATTTCATCTTTAATGTCACTAATAGATAATTTACCATCTTCTTCATCATCATAATCAAATTGACCAGATTCGTGTAAATCATTCCACTCTTGCTTTAAATTAATATCCTCTAAAATTGCTCTATCAACATCGCTTAATGGATACCCTGAGGGTGGAGTGTATTTCCTAAATGCCTTTGTTATAGGATAAGATTTTTTGATAGGTGCTATTCCTTCGTTTTCAAATAACTTTCCGAACAATTTTTTGAAATTAATATCTATACTATAAACAGATTCTGTAAAGTCTACTTTTTTATTACCGTTGGGTAAACTAAGTCTAACCTTTTTAGTTGTTATTTCTACTTCAACATATTCGCCTTGATTAACTTCATCTTCTAACATTTCATTAATCAATTCTAAAGCAGGTTTATATGGTATCTTTTTATCACCTGCTTGAAATATCTTTTTACTTTCTATGCCTTTTGTGTGGGCAGATAAAACATGGTCTGTTCCTAACTCAGTATTTATTTCTCCAACCTTAGTTTTCTTTCCTTGTTCCAAAAGACCTTGTGTCAATACTGTTTTCAGTTGTTTTGTATCCCCTACATAATTTAAAAGGTGTCGAAGTAATTCTTCTGTTGTTAATTCTTGTAGTTTTTTCCAAGCATAATTTATGTGTTCTCTATATTCGTCTTCATCTAATACAATATCAGAGTCTCTCTCTGATAATTGTCTCATAAATGCGGGGTTTAAAATGTGCAATAGATTATCCTCTATAGCATCATAATCATTGTCACTAAAAGGCGATGCTAGATACCTAAGCATCATCTTAAAAAGTGGGTGATTTTCAGGATTATCTCCTCTCATAGAACTATCTAGTTCTATGACTTCAGTTAGAGAGTAATCTCTACTATTATACCTTATTCCAGTAGGTATAGTAATATCCATTTAAATCACTCATGCTAACCAAGCCGCCCATGCAGCCGTCTTGGAAATAACATTTGCTAAACCTAAACCACTACCCGGCGGTGTGTATGTTGGCTGTCCTGTTGCCGGGTCTATCCAATATGCATTCCCCATAGTATCATAACCAGCAGGTGTTACAGGAAACCCTGATGGATTGTTAAATGCTTGTTGTTGTTGCATTGCAACATTATTAGCCTGAACCACTGGATTACCACCGCTAATTTGTGAAGGGTTTAATCCTCCAGCATTAGGCATATTTGCGCCTTGTGGTGTATATGTTTGTTGTGTTGGTTGTGGTGCTGTTTGTTGCATTTGTGTTGGTGAATACCCTTGTGTTTCTAAATACTGTTGTTTAGCCATCTTTCTTTGAGCAACCACTTCTGTATTAACTGCTGATGCTAATACGGCCTGTACGTCTAATTGTATATTAGCATCTGTTATTGCACTAAATGTAGCGGTACAATCTGGATGAACTACCATTTCTCCGCTAGTGCCTTGTGTTAACTTTAAAGAACTTAGCATTTTTGCTACTACTCTTTCTACAGAATCTTCTACTAACTTATCTAATGCCATTAAAAATCCTTCACCATGATACTCAAAGAACTCTTCAACATGGTTAGTTTGTAATGTTAATAAATTGTTAGTGGCCTTGAATTGAGCCGCCCCTTGTGCTTCTATTTGTGAAGCAAGACTTGAATTACTTGTTCCAAAAACTCCCATACTATTCTACCTCTTCTATTTCTTCTTCTTCTTCTTCCGCTTTTATTTCGGGTACTGCTGTACCCTCGGTCATTAGTTTAATTACTCTATTGTTTATTGCATGGCTTTCCATTGTTAATCTAAACAATTCGTCTTCTGCTGTTTCTACTGCCATTTGTGGAGGTTTGATTGTCCAACCACTAGCGGCCAAACTCTCAATATCGGATTGCCTTAATGAAGTTAGCGGTGCAGATTCTAAAATTTTAGGCACTTTAGGTGTAGGAATATACGCACTAAAGGATAGGCCGTGTTCTTCTGCTATCATTTGTTGCTCTAACATCTCATACTGTTTATGTAAAGCGGCGTGTTTTTCACAATAAGTACCGCGCATTGGATAACCTTTCTTTACTTTGTGAAGTGGGATTGTTGGCCTCATTGGGTCACCCGCCTCCCATACCTTATGTGTTCCACAAACAACACATCTATCCCTAGTATTAAATTTAAACCCATAAGGTATCTTTAAGAAAGATTTCTTTTCTGGCCATAAAATAGCCACTAACTCTTTTAATTGCTTCTTCGGCTTTGTGCTTTTATACTCATATTGCATTACAGCCCCGGCTGCTCTTGCATACTTTATTGGTGGTAAAAACGCATTGCCTACAGCAGCGTTTTGTGCGCCAATTAAACTTGGTGGTTGGTATTGCATACTCATTGTTTTTTCTCCTTCATAAATAAATAATAATAAACTCCACTTGAATGATTTATTGATTTCATTAGTAATCCTCTATCATTGTTGTTATTCCTCTATATACCATTTCTGAATCTGATTTTGCACTCACTATATATTTATGACATGGTATACCTTTATCATTTAATCTTTGCATTCCATCTTGAAACGTATCAAATATTGGGTGATTCATTATATCATCATAAGGATATTTATCTTTCCAAAGGTCAAATTTGTTTGCCCAAACCCCTACTGCTATTGGATATTCATTTGATTTCTTTTTATTTTTCTTGTTAACAATATCCCAATAAGAAGAAACAATACAATCTACTAAAAACTTCCAACATAGTTGTTGTTCTATATCTATATGTTTTGCTAAATGTCTATCGTCTATCATAAATATAATATATTTTACTTTTCTTGATTTCATATCTTGAAGCCACTCACCCCAATATAGACTTTCTCCCCCAATATCTGATGTTTTAATTGTATGAATATCTCCATCAATTTTAATTGTTTTTCTTAATGCTTTTTCCCTTCCAACTGTTCGTTGTTTGATTTCTGGTACATCTCCCCTAGTTCTTAATTGATGATGTAATGTTGTTTTTCCTACTTGTGTAGCACCATATATTCCAAAAGCATGGGGATTTATCTTTTTCCATAAAATTCCTACTTGTTCAATAACAAGAATTATAAAACCCGTCATTACAGACATTATGTATTCCTCACACTAAATGATGAATAAAGTCCCAGAAGCCCTCCCACATTGTTGTTACAGTATTGATACCCATCATAGCCAATATTTGACCTAATGCAAAACTCGATATACATCCTATGATTCCCCAAAAATAAAATCTAGCACGTAAGAACCAAACGTCTGCGGAATGCGCTCTTTGCATATCATATGCCAAAGAGGTTTCATCCATTCCAAAGGCTATAGCATCTAACATATTTTCACTTACTGTTCAATTTCGGCTAAGAAAGATGGGGTAGGTGTTTTAGTTGGTTCTGCAACTGTCGGCTGTTGTTGTGCTGTGTATCCCCATTGTTGGTTATACTGTTGCAAACTCTGCCTAACCCTTTCTCTTTGTTGTTCATCCCTCGCCCTTTTTGTCCAGTATGCTGAAATGCGTCTATCTAATAAACTCATTTCGATATAATCGTTTAAAGCAAGGTCAAAGACTGCTTTCATTACAAGTATTCCACCGATAGTCATCAATGAAAAAACCGTTGCATGTGCATAATGAGAAAATGCTAAGAGATTCCCAAACTCTGCGTAAAAGAAAACGTTTACGCCACTAACTGCTCCAACGAACAGTATAGTCATTACTAATTTTGTATCTTTTTCTAACGCTGGCATTATTTCACCTAGTTATATTGAGCAGAAACTGATAGTTGCTCCTTGTTTCCTGCCCCACTAACTAGAACATATAACCCATCATTTACGATGGCCCCATGCATATCAAAGTCTAGATTTTCTCTAACTGCACCAACATTAACTCTTTGGATTAACTTTCCACTAAAGGCCGATGCACCTGCACCGTCAATAAAATCAACTTTCATTGCTGTTGTTTGATTATTGCTTACTTTAAGTGACATAATTCTTGCTTTACCAGTTAATAGTTGTTTAGCCTGTCTTCCTGCAACACTGTTGATAGTCTCATCTGTTGAAGTAAAAACATGCATTTTACTTGTTGCTGAACCCGAAGTCATTTACAATCTCCCCTCCTGTTTCATCCTAAACTCGGTTCCCTTATTAAACTTCGGAATCCTTTGTAGGCTTCTTAGCCTTTGGTGCTTCTTTCTTAGGTTCTTTCTTCTCTTCAATCGGAGGTTTTAACTCTTCCTTTTTAGGTTCTTTTTTAGCAGCAGGTTTCTTTGCTGGTGTTTTCTTCGCCGGTGCCTTCTTTGGTGTAGTCTTTCTACCAAATCTGGATGCTGCTTTTGGGAATGCTTTTTCTAAAGCCTCGTCTAGCCCCTGCCCGCCAAACTCCCTGTTTAACTGTCTAATGTGAAACTTGTGTTCCACCTTACTCAAAATCTCTTTATCTTCTGCATCTAATTTTATTTCCCAATCTGATGCGCCCATGTAAGTTAAAGCGTGAATCGGATGTATGTCTATGGTTTCTCCCCTCTTACAAGACATACCTTTAATCATTGAAATCTTAGGATGATTTCCTATATATTTTATTTTAGCCATATAATCACCTTGTCGTGACCAATGACCCCCCGAAGGGGGCCAAAGGCCACATTACTACCCTTATTCAGAGTATTCCATAAACACGAACTCTAACAGTCGTATCAGTGATGTTTCCGGTTGCTGCTGCATTTGTCCCATCCATTGCTGTAAACAACAAAGCAAAACTCGTACCACTTTCGTAAGCACCTGCGGCAGATACTTCCACGTCCACATCATAGGTTGCTGGAAGGCTATTACCAGTTATTAACACTGCATTAATCCTGCTTAATCCAAGTGAATCAGCAGTTACTACTTCTCCACCGGATGTTGCAGTCGTTACTACTAAAGCAGCATCAACAAGGTATTCATCACCATGTACTCTTGGTGTAGTCATACCTTTATGGTCTTCCAACAACGTTACTGTGTGTGCCATGCTTAATCACCTCATGCACTCGTTATGTTAGTTATCTTACCTTGTCCCTTGAAGAAAGAACACCCGGTTTCAGCAATGGTTCTATACATTGCTTGGTTTCCTAGCGTTCCAACACCGAATGGGTTTCCGTTGTCAATTCCGTCCTCAAAGTATTCAGTTGGCTTCATAACCGATAACCAGAGATGGTCTGTATCTAGAATAAGCATGTCGCTTAACTTGTTAGAACCTTGTCCGGTCTTAGGCATGTCCTTGCATGGAATCAAGGGTATGTCGTAGTAGGTCGCTACTCTGAATCCTACCTCAGAACCCTTTACTCCCCTAACGCCGCCATGAGTGGGGATAATTTCCTTTCTATCCATAAACCTCTCTTGGCTCTGTAATAGGTCACCTAGATGCTGAATAGTATCATATCCAGTTAAGATAACCTTGGGGCTTCCACCGTTTTCCCTGATTCGCCTTAACATAGCGTTAAGGATGGTTAGGGTTAATGGTCTTGCATCTCCTGCCGCATAACTGTCACCATAATCCACTTCTGCGTCCATAAAGGACTCTACTGCATCTCCACCAGATAATTGTCTAGCATCGCTGCCATATAACCTAACTAACTGTTCTATCAGCACTGTGCTTGATGAATCATCAAGCATATTTGCCGCCTGCATGTCGTGTAACTCCTGGGATGAAGAAACAACCTTCATTAAAGAAGTATAGTTTCCAGTCATATTAACTGTTGTTCCACCATCGTTTCCATCTTCTGTTACATCATAGTTTTCAAGAGGCATTAATAGCATTTTGTTCTGAGTTTCAGCATGGTGCTTACCCATATCCTCACGGATTAAGGCTCTTAAATCACCAACGCCGTCATCAATCTTTGCCATCTCTAATGCCAGTTCAGAGAACTCAAACATGTGAGCAACAGTTTTGGGGCTTGTGTGTAGCACAGTGTAGTTTGGAGCAATTGCTGGAATTTCAGTTCCTAACCTTGCATTCTCCACAACACCACCAATTTTATCAATTCTTGGTGTTGCACCACCTTGCTTATTACCAGCAGCACTAGCATCATTAGCAGTCGAAACTTCAAACGTGCTACCAGAACCACCTTCAGGCCTATCTGTCATTATTCTCCAACCGCTAGAGGTATAAGGCCTCTTAGCAATCATAGCCAATGCGTTAACCTCTTGGTTAAGCATTGACCAAACTTTCTTTCCATATACAAGGTTGTATAGCGCATTGGTATTAAAACCGGCTATTGTTCCTTGTGGTGTTTCTGCGCCGCCA